GTTATCATCCTGTTTTGTGTATAATATTGAGAAGGAGCATTGATCCTAATTGCATCAATGTCTTCCGACACTGCCGCAGAATTCACTGTGCTTTGTAATGCTAATCCTATCGTTAGAGAATGTTCTACTCCTTTCTTGTTTATGTAAGGAATCGAAATTGTAATGCCTCTCAATTCGTTTGGAGTGATAGTATACGAAAGACCGTTGCTTACTCTATAATATACTCTAAACGCACCTTGTGGAAGATTACCGTATACGCCGTCAGCAAATATTAAATCAATACGATCATTTTCTTTGGTGTTGACTGCATAGATATCTCTTATATTTTGAGATATGCTGTTATAAGCAATATTATTTCCCACCAAAGACGATACCTTCGTCCACTGCTGTTGTTGCACTCCGTTGGAACTTAGAGAAAAAAGCCAAACGTCGTCATTATTAATATTAACACTATCAACAGCTACTTTTTCATTAGTTGTTGGAACGCCGATTGAAAAATCTGCAAGTTCTAAACTGCCTTGTTTGAATAGAAGATAAAACCCAGTGTTTGGACTAGCTGGACCTTTACCATCGTTTTTGTAAACAAAACCAATTTGATTTCCAGGAACAGGTGGTTCTTCATAGACATCTTCGCTGTCTTTGAATCCTGTGCTTAGGATTTCAAAAGTCATATTCCTACCAGCTACTGTTTTAGAAACTGAATAAATTGGAACGTCGATTGAATTTGTTCTGAAACGATATTGTTCAGTGGGAATACCTTGTATAGTTGCAGAGCCTTGGCTGCGACCGAACTCGGTGTTATCAGCCATTGCTGAATTTAGTATCAATATAAATTGTTCAAGCCAATTGGTATTTGTAGGATCGTTCCACGAGACGATCTGCTGAGAAAGATTCTTACCATTGCTGTCTAAGATATCTTCTGTGGTATTAACTGTGGTAAATTTTAATAATCCCTTAGCAGGCACGTTTCTTTTTGCATTGTAGCTTAACATACGTGCAATACGCAAGACGCTGTCTTTGGTTTCTGCTAGCTCGATAAAATTCTCTCGGCTGGCTAAATCAACACGGAACGCTAGACTTTGACCGAGAAATGCGATAGCATCAATTAGCGCGAGGTATTCGCTGCTTTCGATGTAATCGTTGAAATCTTCGGGATAGTTTTCTCTTAGATACGTAATGATAACTCTGCGAAGATTTTCAAAATCGTAAGATTTAAAATCCGCATTTTTAAAAGTCTGGTAAATTCTCTTCCAGTCTTCGTTGAGTATCAAATTATTTTGTCTAGAAGTTGTCGTCATTTTTCATTCCTGTATCATATTTACCAAACAAAATTATGTGGTCAGTTTATTGAAGAAGTTGATTTATCAAATTCAAATGTCATTTTTTCATTGATATTAAACGGTATATAGGTTATATCTGCCTGTATGCGTATGCCTATGTCTGTGCTGTCGATTTGAACTTCGTTTACCTGCATCCTAGGATCATAATTGATTATTTCTTCAACATCCTTGGCAATCATATTTTTAACTTCTTCAGTAAATTGTTCAAACAACATATCCCAAATAATTGTACCGAAATCTGGATTTTCTAATTTTTCACCTTTTCGAATATAGAAGTGATTCATTAGATCTTGTTTGACAAGATCAATATCATATAATTTGTAATTCTTTGTAGTTTCTTTTGAGTTGAACCCTCGGTAAACAAAACTACCACTGTTGTTATCTCCGACCGAAGCTTTGTTTACTGAAACTACTTTGTTGTTATAAAGTTTATTAGCCATTATTATGTTTCCCTATCTGTATTTGCTGGGCGCTGTTGATCAGGTGCCAGGTTCTCATGTTGCGGCCACGGCTCATGCATAGGAATGCGTTTCATGATGCTGTTTAGCTTGCCTGCTTGATAAAGTTTGTCCCATCCTGCTGTTGTAGAAACGATCAAGTTTTCCCGTAGCTCAAACGGTTTTACGAAAGTAGCAACATCTGCTGCGGCTGCTGTAAGAGTATCATTCATGTTGATACTGGCCGCAGTTTCTACGTGATTACCGGTGGTACTGATATTTGTATCAGCGCCAGCAGTAAAATTATTACTTCCATTAGTAGCTAGATTGAAATCCTTATAACTGGAAATTTTTGTGTCGGCACCTACTAATAAATTATAATCTGCTCCTACTGTAATATTAGTATTGGCATTTACTAAGAACTCTAAATCTGTAGCAATTTCAGCATGCCATTTACCCGACTCTGTTCTCATGTTTATATTTCTTCCTGCTTCTAGATTAATGTCTCGATCGGCTCGGATATTCAAATCTGTTTCAGTATGGATGCTAACGCTATCGGCAGCAAATATATCAATCTTTCCATTGGATGTTAATTCTATCCAGGCTGTTCCCCTAGAGTTGGCTATGTAAATTAGATCTTCTGAATTGTGCATCAATATCTGATGACCAGTGCGAGTTCGAACTCTAAAGTATTCGCTGATAGGAATAGTCGGGTCGCCGGTTTCACCTTTGGCTACGTCAGCATACTCTTCAGGACCTTCGCTCGCTGGTTTTTTTCTAAGATATCGTTCATCACCGTCATCCATAACAAATTGTGTGCCGCCTAGTCTACTAACTGCTGTTGTTATAGGAGAGGGTGATTGAGTAGTGCCAACTGTGGATTTTTTTGCATTAATGCGTTTGTCTAAAGGACCAGGAGTTGATATACCAAATACCATCGAAGGCACTTCTCGTCTTGCTGACGAAGTAGTAGTACCCCTAACAAAGTCTGCAATCAATCCCTGCTCTAAAAACTTCTCAGCGATAGGGTGCAGCGGTTTTTTAATTTTATCAGGGTCTACTTTTAAATCAGAAGAATTTATTTTTCTGTTAATCTCAGCAACTGGCAACGGATTACTACCGTTATTAAATCGAGTCTTATCTGTTTTGTCGTAATCAACTTCAGAGGAGCCCGCAATAGCAGGCACCATGTTGTTGGCAAATCTCGAAGGCACACAACCTATCCAATATCCTTGGGCGGGGTCTCCGTCGATGAATACCACGATAACTGTTACGCCTACATCGGGCGGTACAAACCACATACCATAACTTTTCTGTGTATCGTTATAGGCCTCAATAGTAGGTGGTGGCTTCTTGGGATCGTCTGGATTAGTTGAGCTGTTCTGTCCCATGTATTCATAGGCAGTATATCCAAAGAATGGCATAGCACATCGAACCTGGTACGACTGGGTTTCGTCTCCCATATCATTGCCTTGGTTCCGTAATAGGGTGACTTCTAGGCCGCCCATTAGAGACGGGTCTAGATGGTTTATTATCCTTGCTAGATAAGGACCATTGCCTACGTTGCGTTTATCAGTTTGATCGGCCGGTAGCCGTTTTTGTTCTGCCATTGTCTATCTCTTTATGATTGATCTTGCGGAGTGCTTTTTTCAGAAACTGGTTTCTTAAGAATAGTAGCGAGCACCGCTTCTTTGTATGTTGCTTGTTTCTTGTCTTCAGCGGCCGCATCTTTGAAGTCTTTCTCTTGTCCAGGCATTCTTAGACACTCTAATTTTTGTTTAAAGTTTCCGTCTTGGAATGAACTTTCGCACATGATGACCCGGTATATGCCAGTAAACGGGCTTTCTTTGCCTGCCAATGGCCATTGATACAGTCCAGTAGACTCGTCGATATCCACAGGAGTTCTAAATGTAAGATACACAAAGACGTCTCCAGACTCATAGTTCATGGTACCGTCTTCGGTTTGTTGATCATTGGCCACATCAGGTTTTGCAAAATAATTAGCGAAACCACTATCTACCATCCAATAAGGATCTCCAAGAATTTCTAAATTAACCTTGATCATATCAGCACTGCTGCCTGATAAAAACGACTGATGGAAATTCTCTGCCACTTCCTTGGCCACATCGGTAGCGCCGGTGCCGCCAACTGCTTTTTTCAGTAGGTCGGGACTTCTAGTATTTCTAGCGCGGCCACCGGATGCAACTGCGACTTTTTTAGCATCTGGACCTGTAGGAGTTTCTGTGGTTTCTGCTGCTTTCTTTCCAGTTCCGCCGCCGGTGTTTGGGTCTGATGCTTTTCCAGCTTTGTTTTCTGCTGAAGGATTAATGCCGCTATAAAACAAATTGTCAATCTGAATATCAAACTTCAATACATCTACGTTGGCTCCGGTATAGATATAATTGTAGGCCTTGACAATCTTTTTCTGTAATTCCGGATAACCAATAGGTGTGGTACTAACGCTGGAAAACACAGTGTGGTGTATTTGAAAAGGTAATACTCGATAGGTAATTTTTTTAGCAAAATCACCAGTCTTATCGTCGTAATCTAACATTTCTACTTGTACATCTATTTTCCACCATTTAATGAATCCCAAATTGTTGACAGCATTTTGTTTGATCACAGCAGCTTTGGCATATTCAGAACTTAGGATTATTTGATTTATGATTGATGTAACTGTTTGACCTTGCGCAAATTGAAATGTACGTTTTTTAGGATCAATAGTCATGTTATCTCTAATAACAAGGCCCTTGTCATCAACCGAGTCATCTCGTTTCTTAAAAGGAAAATTGCCGCCGTCGGCTGCGGTAAATCCAAATTTAGAAGCTCCAATAACATTGGATTCAAAATCTGATATAAACTGCACTTTTGTTCCGGGAATGACATTTTTATCTTTGTTATTTGGATCTTGTGTAGCTGAGTTTGTTTTCGTTATTTTAGCAGCTCTCGTGAATTCTGCACTGTTGTTAGGAAATTGTATGTCATATACGTCGGGGATCCCTATTTTTCCGTCTTTGACTAATTTTGCTTCAATTCCGTTTAACACCGATGCAAGTCCTTCGGCTCCGGCTTGCAGTGCCTCCTCAACCGTGCCTTTTGGTCCAACAGTTATTTTTACGTCATTGAAAATTGCATTAACTGTATCTGCAAATCCCGAGTGGTTATACGGAACTCCGATTACCTTGTAAGAACTGCCTTGTTCATTGACTGTGAATTTTACGCTGGTTAATTTCAACACGAAAAATTTAGGTAATACAGAGCTTAACTTAACTCCGCTTTCTGTCCATCCCTCAAAATCTAATCGTAAAACATAAGGAGCATTGTCGAGGTAGTTAACATAGCCCGCTTGTTTTGCTGCTACCTGCAGACTTTGTAGCAGTAATCCCATGCTATACGGTTCGTAGATATCGAATTCAAAATTCACAGCATTGCTGTTGCCGGTACGTTCGTTGGCTGCAACTACCGCTTTCATTACAAAGTTATTGACAAAGTATTCTGGAGTTCCGGACGCGGTTCGCACTCGCTGAGAAACGATTCTTGAATTTTCAGTATCTATTTTTATACCATCAAATCGGCCGCCGGACGAAAATACAACATTTTCTAAATCGTCGGGATTTTTTCTATATAAATCTGGATTGTTAAATTGCTTAGGTGTTAGAACAGCCAACGTCCATAATGGACTATAAGATGCAAAATTCTCTAAAGGGTTGTATACTATATTTTCTAAATTAAGAGCAGCCGATATCGGATTGTTGGGATCTGGCAAAACTTTGCTCTTGCCATCTTTGATAGGATCTGTTGCTCTGGCTTGAGACTGGTTAGTAATAATTGCTGCAAGTCCATTGGGAATCACCGTGGTTACTGGGTCTAATAAGGCGCGGGTGCCGTCTGGTTTTGTAAATGCTGCTACTTCTCTACCGAGGTCTCTAACGGCCATATTATACTCCTAGGAATTGCTGTAGACTTGATCTCTTAGGAATGTAGATAACAACGCCTGGTTCAAAATCATATATGGGATCTTTAATTACGCTCATATTTCTTTGTACAAATACCCACCATAATTTAGAAGTACCGTAGAGATCGTATGCCAACAGATCAGGACGATGCTTATACTGGTTTTCTATGACATACCTAAAATCGTCTGCTTCGGCTGGAACTGGTCTTATTGATAATAATTCTAGGTAAAGATTATTTGCTGGCGTATCGGCCCAGGGAGAAGTTTTTAGATAAGTTGCCATATTAGATGTATCCTACTCCGCTTGGAGTTGTTAGTTGTCCGCTAGTATAGGATTCTAAGCTAAAGTTTCTTAGATTTCGTCTATTGTATAATGGTTGTACTGTTACGCTGATAGTACTCATTATTGGCACCCATGTGTTGGTTCCGAAAGAATCACAATTTATATAATTTACGTCGTCCTTGAGGTCCACTGAAAAAGTTTTAATGATCACGGGAACGTTGTTGAAAATGCTAGATCCGTATCCTGATAGATGACAGATGATTGGAGGAGAGCCGGCATTCGCTCCTGTACCAAAAAACATTTTTGTGGCTGTTTTAAAAAATGTAGTGGCTGCTATCCAGTAAGCTGCATCAGCTTCGGTTTCACAACTGAACTCTCCTGAAATCTGGATATCATCTACAGCACTGTTTTTATAAGCAGCAAAAGGATAGTTAGAATGTACTGGATCAACTGCTGTATAGTTTGCTTTTGTGCTAACT